CGCGGCCCAAGGCCCGCACGAAGGAGTTCCGACTGATCGTCTATCCCAAGGGTGCCCGCCCTATGACGTGGATCACGCAGGCCGAGACAAAGCGCGCCGCCATCCGCTACGCCGAGGCCCGCTGGCCTGGTGCTGCCGTGGAGGCGCTGTGATCCGCGCTGCTCTCGCTGCCGCCCTGCTGCTGGCCTTACCGGCCCAAGCGAGGGAGGTAACCGCCACCGTCTACGACGGCTGGTTTCACGGCCGCGCCACCTACTGCGGCGGCACCTACCAGCACTGGGGCGTGTCCGCGGCGCATCCGTGGCTGCCGTGTGGCACGCCGCTGAAAATCAGCCACCAAGGGCGCCGGCTCACGGTGCGGGTCACAGATCGGTGCGACTGCAGCTCGATCGACCTGAGCGCCGGTGCCGCCCACCGATTGGGAGTGCCGCTTGATGGCATTGCAACCGTTCGCATTTCGCACCCATGACCGACATGCGCGCGAGAATCAGCCAGCTGATCACCGACAGCGGCACCTACCGCCAGGGCCAGCAGGATGAGCGCCACCGGCTGGTGAGCATGATCGACATCCGCATCGATCAGCTGCGCACCGTGGCCGGCATCCGCAACCGCGAGCAGCTCTGCGCTGAGCTGCTTTACCTCCGCCAACACCTAGAACCATGAACCGCGTCCAACTTGATCAGCAGCGCGCCGACATGATGGAAGCCCTCTACGAGCGCAGCGGCCGGACCTGCTGCACCTACACCGGGCTGTGGCAGGAGTTCTGCCGCGACATCGCCGCCAACTTCCGCGACACCGACTATGCCGAGCTCCACGGCAAGGTGTGCCGCGCGATGGATGACGCCGAGTCGGTGATGACGCAGAAGCTAGCTCAGCAGGCGATTGCGGTGTGCCGCCAGCAGCTGCTCGGCCGGTGGTGGTGATGCCCAGCCCGTTCACCGAAATGAAGTGCCCCGAGTGTGGCGGCCGGTTCCGGTGCGAGAACTCGGAGCGCAGCTATGACGGCCAAGTGCGCCGTCAGCGCCGCAAGTGTTACGACTGCGGCCACCGCGGGACGGAGTATGCCGTCACACAGCAGTTTTTCGATGAACTGATCGCCGCGCGTGAGATCGTGACGAAACTGGCCAGCCACTATTGGGAACTCACCGAATGACCGACCCGATCAACCCCAACCACTACAAGCGCGGCCCGGTGGAAGCGATCGACGTGATCGAGGCTGCCATGGCCGATGCGCCGCACATGGTGCCGGCCTACCTGCAGGGCCAAGCGCTCAAGTATCTGCTGCGGCTCTGGTGCAAAGGCAACTCGCTCGAGGATGCCAAGAAGTGCCGGTGGTATATCGACCGGCTGATCGGCAAACTGGAGGGATGATGCAGCTGCCCAGCCTGAACCTGATCGAGCGCCTGGCGCTGTGGATCCTGGTGCGCAGCCGCCGCACCAGCCTGGTGATGGTGAAGGAGCACACCAACGCCGACATCTGGTGGGCGGTGTGCCCAGCTGATCCGATCGCCGTGTCGATCGCGCAGGAAGTGCAGGTTCAGGAGCCCGCCAGCATGATGCTTGAGCGGCTCTATCACTCCCCGGCCTACGGCGAGTTCGAATGATCAGCCTCCACGCCGGCCGGCTGCTGCTGTTCTGCGATCGTGCAGACCGGACGTGGCACTGTCGGGTGAACCTCGGCCCCAGCGCCGAGCACCAGCTGGAGGCTGATACGGGCACCATCCAACTGCAGGAGGCGCTCCTGCGCGCTCAGCGCATCTACCAGGCCGCGGTGCTGCGGATCCGGCCGGCGAGCTCGCCGCGGATGTGCTGGGACTGCCAGCAGTGGGAGCTCACCCGGAAGGGCTGCGCGCTGGGCTTTCCTGAGGCTCGCCAAACTGGTGGCAGGTTTGCCGCGCGGTGTGATGTCTTCATCGGAGCCGATCGTTCTGAGCCGCAATGATCGCGGCGCCGGCTACATCGAAACGCTCGAGCCAGCCGGTGGTGGGGAGCTCTACTACCGCAGCTGTGCAGGTGGCACCTGCCGCTACAGCTCCGACCTCTGGCAGGCCGAGATCTACCTAGACCACCTTCTCGCTCGCTGACCCTATGGGCTACATCCACAGCACCATGTCCGCAGAGGCCTACTACCTCACGCAGGCCAACCGACCAAAGCGTGCCGGAGCCGCCAGCCCTTACCGCGGTGTGTCGCGCTCAAGCAATCCGAAGCTGCCGTGGCGCGCTGCCCTGGGCTACCGCGGCCGCCGCTACTACCTAGGCACCTACGCCACCGAGTGCGAGGCCGCCGAGGCCTACAACCGGGCTGCACTGCGGATCATCGGCGATCATGCCGTGATCAATCCGCTGCCTCAGCCATGACGCTGCCCCTCATGATCCAGCTGCTGGTGGGCTACGTCGTGGCGTGCTGCCTCGCGCTGTGGCTGGCGTCCAAGATCCTGCCGTGATGGGGTGGGGAGGTGGCCGGTCCTCACGAGGTGCCGGCCTCACCGCAGCCTCCCCGCTGCGGAATGCCCAGTGACTCCAAAGTCATTGGATCCGAATCTTAGCCCTGCCCTGCAACCCAGCGCGCGATGGCCCACTCGCCCATCGCGGACCAGAACGGCTGGGCTCGATACCAGTCGATCCAGTCCTTGTGGCCTTTCTGGCTGTTGCACATGAGGCAGCAGCTGATCAGGTTTTCGCGCACCGTCAGGCCGCCGTGGACCTTGGGCACCACGTGGTCCAGCGTGGCGCTCCGCCCCAGTGGATCGCCGCAGTAGGCGCAGCTGTAGCTCCAGGCCAGGTGGATCTGATCGCGGGCTGACCTGCGGGTGACCAGCCGCGTCTCGTCAATGTGGTGCCGATCCACTGAGATCTGCGGGGAGGGTGAACAGCTCGATGTCCATGGAGAGGAGGTCATCCTCTGAGTGGATGAACTCGGCGATCTGGCTGTAGATGTCGGCGGGGAGCTGGTCGGGGTCGGTGTCGCTGCGGATGATCACCTTGGCGGTGATCTCGGCGATGTGCGCGCGCATGGGCGGGGCCCCGGCTTGGCCCACGGTAGCGACGGAAACCCGTGTGAACGATTGTGAACGGGCTTGGCAGATCGGGGATGGTGCGCTGCCGGTGGCGTATAGTTCTTTCAGTTCAGGCGGAGGACGCCATGGTTCAACTTCTCGATCAGATGGGCGAAGCGCTCCACGTCGGCCAGAAGGTCTGGGTGGACATGCCCCACATGCCCAGCTGGTTCCCCGGCGCCGTGATGTGGGCCGAGGTGATCGAGGGCCACCGCGAGCCCCAGCCCGGCATGGTCTGGGTGCGCCAGCTGCCCACAGCAGCCCTGCCTGATCCTGGCGAGGAAGGCGGCTGGGTCTCCGAACAGCACGCCAGCCGCTGCCTCGGGCGCTGACCCCTGCCGGGCCGCTTCGGCGGCCCTCTCACCATGACCCAACTCGACCCCGACTACGACGACATCCCGGAGGATCTGCCCGAGGATGACGACGACGACCACCCCAGCCTTACGGCTGCCGAACGCAACCCATCCCTGAAATGACATACGCCATCGAGATCGGCCCCTGGCATGTCGGGCCGTTCGCCACACACATCGCCGCGCAGCACTTCGCCGAGACCCACGGCCTCGATGACTTCCGCATGATCCAGCTCGATGACCCGGCCGAAGCGCCCGGCAAGATCCACCGGCTGCGCAGGGCAGCGCTGGAGGCCAAGGCATAAAAAGCGGCCGAATGTCACTTCGGCCGCCGAGTATGCTTTCCACCAACAAGGTTAGCTTAGCCCTTGCTGGCGAACCTGCCATGCACGTAGGCGTGGTGGCGCGGGCCACTCGGGAATCGGCCGCGCTCCACTGCTTGCCTTACGTTCTCAGCACTGTCGCCCCACTGCAGATTCTCGATCCGATTGTTCGTAGCGTCATCGTCCAGATGAAGCACCAGCGGCATTGCGCATGGATTTGGCAGGAAGGCTTCAGCAACCAGTCGGGCCACGTTGAACGTCCGCTCGCGGTTCTCCTTCCAGAGCTTGACTTGCAATCGTCGGTAGGAGTGCTTTTGGCTGGGAACGTTGACCTGCTGCGCCAAAATCCGCGCCTTGATCGTCCTTTGCTTGAGTGTTGGATGATCTGTCAGCTGGATCACCCTTTCGGAGCTGCGAACCCTACCAAGGGATGAGACTTCGTAGATCCCTTCAAAGCCAACAACAGGCGCCCAGTATTCGGCGCCGTAAGATTCGGTCATCACTGGTAAGGCAGTGGTCAGGGGCTGGGCGTTGACGCGCCGCAGCCCCACCATCTTACAAGTGCCCCTTGCTGGCAGTGACCGCTTGATCTTGGTTGTAGTGGCCCTTTACCGCGTAGCTGACATCAGGAAGGCCGGCCATTTCAAAAAACACCATTTGGCCGATCTTCATGCCAGGCCATAGGGCGACTGGGTGCATCCGCCTTGCGTTCTGCAGCTCAAGCGTCAGCACCGAGCCGTGAAAGCCGGGATCTGCAAATCCTGCCAGCAGATGCTCGATGCCTTCGCGCGCGCGGCTGGACTTGAGCACAAACTGCGCGGCCACGCTGTCCGGGATGTTGAAGATCTCTTGGGTCTGAGCCAGCACGAACTCGCCCGGCTGCAGCCAATACGGATCGGCCTGCGTGTGGCCGGCGATGCCATGGATCTGCAGGTCGCGATGCTCCGGTACCTCGATCATCAGCCGATCCCCCAGCAGCACGTCGTAACTTGCCGGATTGAGTTGGTCTTCTGAGAAGGGCACGACCATGGCGTGCTTCTGGCAAAACCATCGGATCTGGTGGTCGGGAAGAACCATGCGATGCATACAGGGCCGCCGCAGCTTACGCGTAATCCCACCTCACGCGAGGCCCGCCAGCGCGAATGCCGAGATGGATGAACTGAGGCGCTGCGTACCCGAGCGAATGCGGCCAGTTTTGATCGCACCACCGCTGCACGGCCATCATGTCCGCTCCCTTGATCACGAAGTCCACCGCACCCACACCGATGGCGTTGTAAAGGTGCTCCGACTGACTGGCGCCACCTGCTGCCCGATTGATCGCCGCGGGCCTGTAGCCGGAGGTGATCACGATCGGCCGGCCGCCGAACTGCGCGCGCACCTTCTCGAGGAACTGCGCCAGCTTGGTGGCGGTGTCGCACTGGTGCTGATGATCGAAGCGCCGCGCCTCTTGGCCGAGCGCGAACTCGCCGTAGGTGATGTGCGGCGTGATCTTGAAGCTGAAGGGCGACTCGGGGGTGAACATCGCCGAGACCGGACCGGTGGTCTGCTTGTCGCGGCCCCAGAGGTCACCTTCCGCAATGCGGCGCCGCTTCAGGCCGGCCTCCACGTTGGTGCCGGGGTTGCGGTAGAGCAGCAGCGCATCAGGCACGCCAGCCCAGTCCTTCTCGCGCAGCCGCTTGCTGATCGTCTCAAAGCCCTTGGCGCCGTAGAAGCCGGTGCCGAGGTTGTAGGCAAAGCTGACCAGCGCGCACTTCTGGTGATCGGCCATCTCGCCCCAGTAGGGCACGGTGGCGCGCAGCTTGGCGGCGATGTGGTCCACCTCCTGGCGGAGCAGCAGATCAGCCTCGATCGCGTTGATCTTGTCGCCGCGCTTCACCGGCCGGCCGTCACCGTAGCGGGTGGTGCCATATCCAATCGTCCAGGGGTCACCGCCACTGAGCGGGTCGGGGTAGGCGTCGAGGTGGCAGCCCTCGAAATCCTTGATCAGCTTTAGTGCAGCGGCCAGGTCTGCCTGTTTGCCGTCCTGGCTCCATGTGTTGAACCATGCCCGATCGCGCCGCATGGCGACCGCGTAGCCGTTGGTGGCGAGATCTTGCTCGAGGGTCTCGATCGCTGCCGCCTGATGCGGGAGGCCCCGGTAGAACCTGAAGAGCTGCTCCAGCGTGATCGGTGCAGGGTTGGCCATGAGTTAGCGGCGCTTGGGGAACACCAGCCGGCCGGCCTGCAGCAGCAGCTGAATCCAGCTGTTGGACTTGAGCGGGCTGAGTGCGATGATCTCGCTGCCGGCAGCGATGACGATGGCGATGATGGCGGCAGTCTCGGGGCTCATGATGTCCACGTCGATGGCCTCACGTTACTTGCGCATTTCAAGGGCGCGCACTCGCTGATCCAGCTGGGTGAGCTCTGTTTTGCTGTCTGTCTTCAGTTCCTCGACGGCCTGCGCCATCTGCTGCACGGTGGCCTCGACTCGAGCGAACTGCACCTGAAGCGAAATGAGGAGGGCGCCGATGGCGAACATGCCGGCGCCGAGTGCTGCCGGGAGGGAAGCAGCGAACACCCCGCCGACTGTCTTAGGTTCGTCCGCCATCGGCTGATCCGGGCACGCTTCCATCGTAACGATCGAATGGATCAGGCCTTCCAGCGAGGATGGCAAGAGCGCGCCTGTAGTAGTGATTCTCAGTCTTCCCCACGGCTTCGAGGTGATCGCGGATGCGTCGCCAGTTTTCGCGGGTCTGAGGATCCATTACCTGCCCTGCCCTCTGAGGGGCTTCTTCCCGCGGCGCCGTGGCCGCGAGCGCTGGCCGAACCCTTGACGGGTGGTCTTAGGTGCCCCCGGCTGATGGTCGAGGCGTGCGGCGCCTTGCTTGCTGCGGACGGCCATCAGATTCCGAGAGCGGCCTTTATGGCCGCCGGATCCTCGGCTGCGTCGATCGCCTCCTGCACCAAGGCGTAGCGGTCGCGGATCTCCTGGCGTGCCGCTTCAGCTGCTGCTGCATCGGCGCCGGGAATCTGCTTGGCGATCAGATCATCGTGCGGCGCGAACTCGGCGGCGCGATCGGCGCGGCGGCGGTCGTGGCCGATCTCGCGGCAGCGCTCCAGATCGTGCTCCACGCAGCAGTCGCCCATCACCCACGCGCCCCGGAAGGTGCGATCGGCCGGGACCTCGGCGGCGTCCACGATCTCGTAGGGGGTGCCCTCGGGGACATCCTTCAGTGCCAGCTCAACGGAGCCAGTGGGGGTGATGACGGATACGCCGCCGGATTCGTTCCTGTAGACAATGCGTGAGGTTTTCATGGTGGATTAACGGAAGATGGCGACGCTAATATCATTAGTGTCTATGACACTATTGGCAGAACCAGAAGTAGTGCTAACCCGAACATTTGATGTTGAGCAGGTTATGGTGCCAAGGGTAACTCCATTTGAAATCCCAGTAGACCTGCCCGAACCTGCCGTTGCATAATTTACATCCGCCAACGCAGTCGTGAAGTTAACCGTATAGTCGCCCGTCCCATTATCCGTAATGCTGCTCACGTTGTAGCTCGCACGGATCGCCACGGTGCCGGTGCCGTCGAAGTTCACCCAGGCTTTGGCACGGCCTGATGCGATCTCGGCTGGCGTGCTGGTGTTGGCGCCTGCGCTGTCTGCCAGCGTGGTGACGCGCGTGCTGCCATCCGTGCCGAGCACGATGTTGTTGCTGCCGGCGCTGGGGTTCTTGAGGTTGGTGGTGCTGAGTGTGCTCATGATCAGCCCTCGTAGAGGATGTTGATGGAGCCGGCGTCAAAGGTGTCGGTGCCGTTGACGGTGGTCAGGCGCAGGCGGTCGAGGGTGCCGGAGAGGGATTTGCTACCAGCAGATACGGAAGCAAAGTTAACATTGCTTCTTCCAAGTACGCCAGAGCACACCCATAGCCCTGAGGATTGAATAGAGATAGTCAGCGATCCATGGTAAACATCACTTGCTTGGGTGCCGTTTCCAACGCCGAATCCAGAAGTTAAATTGTTTCCGGACGTCACACTTGATCCGCCAACCCCAACCACTACGCCAAAGTATCCTGTGCTTTGAACTCCAGCGGAAGTACCAAGCTGTAGCTGCAGCAAAGAGGATCCACTCGTGCTAACTCCTTCAAACATCACCGTCACCCGCTTCACCCAGCTCGGAATCCCGGTGAAGTCGATGCTGGTGCCGCTGGTGGTGTTCTGAGCGGTGGCAAGCACCATGCGGCCGTTGACCCAGCTCAGGTTCCCCGCGCCATCAGTGCCGAGGATGTTGCCGTCGCTGCCATTGCCTGTGGGGAGCTTCAGGTTGTTGTTCCCCGCCACCGCCGGAGCGTCGATCTCGGTGTAGCCGGAGGTGGAGCCGTTGAGTCTGAGGGTCATCGCGGTGTCCGGTGATTTAGACGATCACCCAGCTGGCGCCGGACGGCACGGTGACCGTGATGCCTGCGTTGATCGTAACGGGGCCGGCCGAGACCGCATTTTTGCCGGTGCTCAGCGTGTAGCTGGTGGTGACGGTGTTGCTGTTCTCCAGAAACACCGTGTCAGCACCTCCGCCCGTGGCACCTCCGCCCACCTGCGACCATGCGGTGCCGTTGTAGCCCTCGAACTGGCTGAGCGTGGTGTTGAATCGGATCATGCCCGAAGTGGGCGATCCGGGGCGCTCGGCTGTTGTGCCAACCGGCAAGTCCAGCACACCGGTACCGCTCAGCAGCACGTTGCCGGTAAACGTGGCAGTGCCACTAAAGGTCGGGCTGGCGGCTGGTGCTAGGCCAAGGTTCGCGCTGGCCAGCGTGCCAATCGTGATCCATGCGCTGTTTGCTGCATTGCGCAGCTTCAGCAGGCCCGTGGTGGTGTCCGCCCACCACTGATAGGCATAGGTGGTGCTGGGCTCTGAGGCCCCGCTGTTCTGGCTGACGATCGCCGCCAGCGCGTTGTTCAGGTCCTGCCGGAAGGCGAGGCCGGACTGGTTGGCCAGGTTGTAGTCGTGCTGAGCCATGCCTTAGATTTGCCTCCCGAACCCGATGGCTGTGTAGGTAAACTGGCGGCTCACGGCACTGCCGGCGCTGTTCTTAAAGGTTACCGCAAACCCTGTCCGCGCAACAGAGGAGATTTCAAAGTAGTCGCCGGTGGCCATGTTGAAACCCGTCACGCCGACACTGGGCGCCTCGAAGAAGGCATTAGCGAAGGTGACCGTATACGCACCCGCGCCACTTGTCAGCGTCGCTGATTGCTCGGTGCGCTGCTGCAGCTCAAGTTCTGCGCCAAGCTCTTCGATGAGGATGTTCTGGGTCGGGTCGGTGCTGGTGGCCACCGTCTTGAACTGGAAGCCACGACCCCGCACGATCGCGT